GAAGAAGACAGCGAATACATCCGTAGGTCAGCGTTGGTAAAGTTTCTTGGAGTTACCAAATCAGTAACGCACCCGATGACCCTGGTAACGACAATGATCGGTAATGTGATTGATCGGGAAGTGAAGAACGGAACTTTGTGGATCCTGCGTAAATTGGACAAAGCTCTCACCAAAGCTAATTCAGCCATTATCCCTCAGGAATTTGATGGTCTTTATGCAATGCAAGCAAATGCCTATTCCAGTTTGAATGCTTATTTAAATGATAGCCAAAGCGTGGTTGACTTGCGTGGAGCAGCCTTCGGGGAAGGTGATATGGAGACTGCCTGTCAAAGTATTGTAGAAAATGGTTTTGGACAAGCAAACGAATTCTTTGCCCCGCCGAAAGTCATTAGCGATTTTGCAAAGACTTTCTACAGCAAAAAACTTATTGCTCCCAATAGCGAACAAGTTGCAGCTGGGGTAATGGGTCAAAGAGTAGTTGCGTTGGATACGACATACGGACGCATTGGTCTGAACTACGATATTTTCATGAATAAAGACAATAATAAAGCCTACAACTCAGGAGCAACTTCACCGCTGGCGCCTGGTGTAGTAACTGGTGGAAGCGTTACGCCAGTTGGCGCAACTGCTGTAAATACCAAGTGGGCAGCAACTGATGCAGGAACGTATTATTTTGCAATTGTTCCAGTGAACCGATTTGGAGAAGGAGCAATTACTGTATTGAATGCTGGAGGTCTCGCTACAATCGTCACAAGCGGAGCAGCTGATCTTGCCTTTACACCTGCTGGGGGAGCAAATCCTGCAACTGGTTTTAAAGTGTATCGTTCCAATAAAGCGCCTGCGAGTTTGGCGACTGCTATATTTTACCATATGTTTGATGTTTCGACCGCCCAGAGGACCGCAGGTTACGACGGTGGAGCAGCTTCGGTAGTTAGGGATCTCAACCGATTCATGCCGAACTGCAATCAAGCCTTTGTAATTCAGCTTGACGAGGAATGTTTGTGCTTTAGACAACTCGCTCCTCTCATGAAACTCGACCTTGCGATAATTTCTCCCGCATACAGATTCATGATTTTGCAATATGGTACTCAGATGCTGTTCGCTCCTAAAAAGTTTGTCCGGTTTATTAATATCGGTTGATTGTGAGAGTCAATAAAAGAAAAGAACAAGTCAAAAAAGGACGGTCGTTACAAGGCGGTCGTCCTTTTTCTTTAAAAAGTAAAAATAAATTGTATATGAGCCAAAAATCATTTGAAATAGCTTATAATGCTTTAATGAAGAAAGCTCAAGATAGAGTTAAACCAGCAGGATACACTGAAAATCATCACATTAATCCTCGCTGTCTTGGCGGAGGAGATGAGAAGAGAAATAGAGTTGATCTTACAGCAAAGGAACATTATTTTGCGCATGAATTTTTAACAAAGATATATCCGGATAATTCTCAAATATGGTATGCTTGGATTTGTATGTGTTTTGCAGAAGATAAGAATCAAAAACGCTATAAAGTTACAGCCGAACAATATGAAGCAGCAAAAATAGCATTATCTAAATTAATGACTGGTAATACATTTCGTAGAGGTAAAAAGAATTCTCCTGAGCAAAATAAACGCCATAGCGAGTTTATGATGGGAAATGTACCGTCTGAAGCTACAAGAATAAAATTAAGCGAGGCGGGAATGGGCAGAGTGTTCACTCAGAAGGAAAAAGACAAAATAGGTGATTCTAACAGTAAAAATTGGGAAGATCCAGATTTTAAGGAAAAGAATTTACCACAAGTCTTAGAGGCAGGAAAAATATCAGCTGATAAGCGAAGAGGAATAAAGAATACAGAAGAGCATAATACCAACATAGGCAGAGCATCCAAAAATCGTTGGGACAATCCGGAATACAGAACCAAGATGTTGAAGCATTTAGCTGATGGAAGAGCAGTATTAAAGTTGAACCCACCAGAAAGAGACGAAAAAGGACATTTTATTAAGAAAGCATCATAAAAACACAACAATATAATGGAAAACCCGAAACGTATCGAATACCCAATTTTTAAGGAATATCTCAACAGTATGCCCCCGCCAATCGAAGACGAAGTTTCCGCCACGGTTACTTATAAGGGCTATGCTCCACTCGGTACAAGAATAACCGATGCGAAGTGGCATATCCAAAGAATCACCAAAGCGAATGCTGTCATTCCCCAGGGAGTAATAATAACCGAGTTTGCCGGAGGTTCAGATAAATTTGAATTTGTTTGGGCAAACCGAACAGCATTATCTTACAGTCGATGAAAGAGAAACCCAGATATTCTTGTCAGAAGTCGTATGAGGCTGAACTTAAAAAAGAATACGGTCGTACACTGGCAGAAACATTAGATAAAATATTCAAGAAAATTAAAACATTTAAAACACAATAAAATGAACAAGTTGCAGGAAATTAGAGCCAATCAAATCGCAAGAGAGAACAACATCTCCAAGGGATTTAATGATGAACTGAACGAGAACATGGTTCTTTCAGACGAATCATTTGAAAAAGCCATTAAAGATGGTATAATCGGTGAAGTTTATACTGAAGATCAATTAAACTTGTTCGGAGTCCATTTGAAGAAAGGCATCGTAAACAACATTCTTTCTTCAGATGACATCGAAAAAGCAAAGAAAGATCTGTCGAAGCTCGTGAAAGTTACCAAGGTTGATAAGAACGGTAAAAAGTCTGTGGTTTGGGTGAAGCAGGGAGAACAAGGCGGAGGAAAGAAACCACCCAAGGACACCAATAAGACCACAGAGGGAGAAGAGTCAAACAAGTCAAAAAAATTTGATACAGAAGTTCATAAACTCTTAAAATCAAAATCATGGGGAGGAATGCTTTCTTCTTTTGGTTTGAAAAAGGAAACTTGGAATAATGATGATGGTTCTATAACAATAGGAATTCACCATGAAGGAAAAGAAAAAACAAGACATGAAAATTATTTTGACAGTGATGAGGATGCCATAAAAAGAATAATTTCTGGGATACGAGAAGATAGTGGCCATGAACATAATGATACAAAAGATTTGAATAAAACCACCGAATACAGGAATGATAGCACATATAAGTCAACATTTGGCAAAATAGAAACTAAAACACAAGGAGAGAAGGAAACTGGCTTTGCAACATATATTACTATATATCCCAAGAAAGCAAAAGAATAATTGTCTAACACATAAAAACAAAATCGTATGAAAATCAGAATTAAAGACAGGAACCAGTATGGTCAAACACATTTCTTACAAGACGTAGGAGAGGTGAAATTGGATGAAGAAGGAATTGTTGATGTCCCAGAGGAAACTGCGCTGGCAATCATTGAAGGCTCTTCAGATTGGGAAGCAATAGAGGAAGCCGGAGAAGCAACTCAAAAGTCAAAGTCAGTAAAAGTTACATCGAAGAAAGTTCAGCAAAAAGAGCTGTCTAAGAAGGAAAAAGACGCTGTACGTGAGAAGCTAATGGACTTTGATACGGACGAACTGAAAGATATGGTCAAGAAATTGAATACACCTTCTTCAGAACAAGAGAAGTTCATGAAGAACCGTACACTGATGACCAGTTATTTGATTAATAAGATTGATCCGGACGATTTGAGAGAAATCATAGCATAAGAATATTATGGGGTCTTTGACATTTGATATTAAGTACAGGGTGAACGAGGGACTCATTTTGAGTCCCTCTGAACTGTTAGAGATGTTTCTCTACGGGATACCAATCACTAATAAAGATAATACCAAACTGTCCGAAGAAGCCATTAGGATGAGGCTCCTATCAGCTCAAAAACAAGTAGAGAACTATCTCTGCGTTAAATTAACAAGACAAGTTTATACAGAAAATATTGACTTTATTCGTTCTGACTATATGTCTTGGGGATTTTTCAAGACAACTTTCCCAGTTAACGCCCCAATCTCGTTGGAAGGTTGGATTGGGACAGTAAGACAAATTGAATACCCAGTCGAGTGGGTCTCTCATCATTCTGCAAGCGATGGGGAAAATTTGTTTAGAAATTTACAAATAGTTCCTGTAGGGACAACGAGTACGACTGTCCCAGCAGCAGTGATTTTCTCAGGTATTACTCCTCACTTGGGATTCTTGGGTGTAGATAACATCCCAAACTATTGGTATGTGAAATATGAGACAGGATTCAACAAGTTGATCTACCCAATAGTTGATGTGATTGGGAAATTAGCTGGGATTCAAGTTTTAGCATTAGTTGGGGAGATAACATTAGGAGCGGGAATATCATCTCAAAGTTTGAGTCTTGATGGCCTTTCCCAGAGTTTGAGCGCAGGATATTCTGGGGGAAATTCAGCTTATTCTGGAAGAATTAAACAATACGTGGAGGAGTTGAAAGTTCAAATGAATGATTTGAGGAATTATTACAAAGGAATCACATATTTAGCTTGTTAGAATATGCCTCGCAATAAATCAATAATAGAAAAAGAATTAAGGGATTTAACAGATGTTCCATTAGCTGAATGGGTTATCTTAGATTTCAATACTATTGTTGAGGCCAGAGGGTTTGATGTATATCACGAAAGAGCTTTGAAGTGTCCTTGCAAAATTAAAGGTGGGGAAAATATAACGGGCTGTTCTAATTGTTTAGGAAGTGGTTGGGTGTTTTTAAATAAAAATAAAACACGTATGGTCTTACAATCTATGAATAGTGAGACCAAGTTTAAAGAATGGAGCGAGGAAAAGTTAGGAACAGTTTCCCTCACAGCAAAATTTGTAGATCGTATTTCTTTCATGGATCGTATTACAGTCATTAATAGTCAAGCAGTTTTCAATCAAGTGTTATATCCAGTAGATTTTAAGAAACAATTGTTTGCTTATACAATCTATGATATAACAGAAGTGTCGGATTTGTTTATTTATGACGGGGAAGACAGACCGTTAAAGAGATTGGTTCTAAACACTGATTATACGTTCGCTGATAATAAGGTGCTTTTTGATAAAAAATACAAAGAGAGGACTTCTCTCACGGCATCTATCATTTATATTCACCCGCTTCAGTTTCATGTAATTGATATCACAAAAGATGTACGAAATACTTTTTTGAGACAAGATGATGGGACATTTGAAAGCACGAATTTCCCTGTATTTGCGGTGGCAAGAAAGAGTCATTATGTGTTAGATTCAGAAAATTATTCTGGAACATTAGTGGAGGACAATTCAGAATGATACCAGTAAGAATAGATTTTACAGACGTTATTGCTGAGAATCGTTTGACTCGTCAAGATGCAGAGGATTTGATTTCAAAAACAATTACAAGATTAACGGAAGATTTTGCTGAACATTGGAAGAAGACAGCAAATAGGGAATTAAAACAAACCAGAGCAGAATATACAAATAGTATTTATGTGGGGGAAGAAGGAAAATTCAAGGGAGTTGTTATATTAAGAGGATTTTTGCCAAATGCTTTAGAGAATGGATTGTCTCCCTTTGATATGAAAGAAGGATTCAAACATGGAAAAAAAGTAAAGGCGAAAATTGGAGGAGGGTGGTATTTAACAATACCATTTCGTTGGGCGGCTGCGGGATCATTGGGAGAAAGCAGTGTATTTGCGGGAATTTTGCCAACAAAAATACATGAAGTCGCTATAAAAAAATTGGGAGGAAAAGTGAAATCTGGATATAGTTTGAAAGCAACAGATTTGCCGAAAGAATTTAATGTTTTAAAATCAAGAAAGCCAGTAGAAGTAAAAGGAAAGTTTAGACAAGAATATATTCATAAATCTCCCATATTTTTGGGATTACAAAGACAAAGTAAAGAATATTCCAAAACGTCACAGAGTCAATACATTTCTTTCAGGAGAGTTAGTGATAAGAGTGATCCAAATTCTTGGATTCATACAGGAATACAAGCGAAGAAATTAGCTGATAAGAGTTTGGAGTCATTTCCCTTGAGAGCCATTGTAGATAGTTGTGAAAATGAATTTATGACTAATTTATTTGAGACATGATAATCCTTCCAGAAATTATATTATTCAAAGTAATTGATGGGGTCTTAAATAAACTTAAAGCAGACACTAAGCAACACGATGAGCAGAAGACGTTTCTTTATAGAACGATGAAAGGAGTTTCCTTAAGAGAATTTGACTTTTACAAACAAGCAAAAGAACTTTTAACGAGAGAATTAGATCATCCAAGACAATTGGAGGTTAGAATGTTTTTTGATACGGAAAGGGCATCTCTTCCAACAATTCATATAACATTACCGTCTGAAAGCGAAGAGGGAAATGGGATAGGAATAGATCAAGGATATGAATCAGATATTATTGACGGAGTACAAGGAAAACAATATGTTCAATATAATAGGATGTTTAGAGCGACATATAATATTGTAGTCACTTCAGATAATACATTTGAGGTGATAATGATACATTCTCTTATAAAACATATGCTGTTAGCGATGATGGATATTATTGAATTGAATGGGTTAAGAAATATAAAATTAGGAGCGCAAGACATTCGTATGGATTCTGACATTGTACCTCTCAATGTATTTTCCAGAGCAGTTACAATAACATTTGAATACGAAAATGCTGTTCCATCATTTACAGAGGAAGATTTTGTTGAGACTTTAATATTTACAGGAGATCCGACACTTAACAATGGTTCAGTTGTAATATAAATGTTTTAAACAATTTCAGTTAAAATATAAATATGATTGAGGTTGGCTTTGAAAATTTCTACTATTGTAGATAGTTAAAATAAAGGTATGATTAAATCAAATAAAATAACAGCTATTACATTTTCCGAGGTAAAAGGATTGAATGCGAGAGCTGTATTTACAATTAAGAAAAAGTATAACAATCTTCAAGAAGAAACAATAGAGGATTGGACAAAAATAATGAAAAAAGATAAAATTTATTGATATGGCGACAAAAGTTGTTTTCGGCGGCAAAGTTATTGGACAACCAGGAACATATGCTCAGATATTATCAGGGCAAACGAATCCTCCTCAGAATCTTGATTATGGGAAGATAATCATTATAGATACTGGGGGAACGTATTTGAATGAGGACGAATCAGGTTCAATTCAATTGGTTGATCCATATTATGGCGGAGGAGCAGGAATTGCGGGAACACTGAAAGAAGGAAAAGATGCAATTTATATTTTGAATGATATTACAGAATATCGTGATTTTGTAAAAGGTGGATGGTTGTGGCTATTGGGAGAACCATTATTTATGCCGAATGGTTTGAGTGATCCAGGAGTTAGTTCAGTTTATTATGTAAAGGCTGCTGCGACTGTACCTGCGGAAGCATCTTATACATTTACTGGCGGTGGACCGAACGGAGGTGTATTCACAATACAATGTCGCGACGAAGGTACTGTATCTAATGGGGTTCTCTCTGGAGTGGAATTAACAAGAGGAGTAGCAATGAAAATGTCTGTCGCTCCAATTGATGCAACCAAATTTGTAATAAAATTTTATAGAGGTACATTTAAAGGATTAGATATTGATGGTCAGCCTTGGGACGGAATTAAAGAAATTAGTTGTAGTCCTGTTTTACTCGCTCAATCGCCTGAATTTGACAATATTCAGGATCTTATTAATTGGTCAGAAATTGATTCAGCATTTAATGCGTATTTTAAACTAAAAACTGGAACAAAGACTGGGTCGGGATTAGTAAACACAGCAGATTTATTAGCCAATACAGGATATAAATTAGCTTCTGGCGGCACAGACACATTCTCTGCAGCTCATCTTAATACAGTTCTTGATAATATTTCAGAATTAGATTATACATTTGTTTTGGCAGATCGTTGGGGGGATCAGGCTCAGCATGCTTATAATACATCAATTCTCGCTCACATAGTAAATGAGGCCAGATATGATAAATTTTTGTTTGTTGGAGGAGGAAAAGACAGAGATAAATTTGAAGGGGTTGCTAATGGTTCTGTCGAAACAGCTCAATATTTTGATTCTGATAAATGCGTTGTTATTCATGCAGGAGTAAAGAAATCTCGTCAATGGGCGACAACAGGATTAAAAGAATACGAAAGTCTTTACAAAGCAGCAGCTGTATTAGGAAGAACATGTGGACTCCCACCTCAGACACCATTGACATTTAAAAGAATTGATATTGATGGGGATTTACACCTTATGAATGAGAAAGAGCGGCAGACAGCCTTAGATCACGGAGTTCTTCATACAAAATTTGATGAAGAAATGTCGCCTCCGGGATTTATTGTTAATCAGGGAGTCACCACCATTCAGAGCAATGATTTTCTTGTTAACGATGACGGGACAAGCCATGAATTAACAATAAAACGTATAGCAGCGCAACTTAACAAGGAATTGGTTGTTAATGCAAGGAGAGCTCTATTGGGAAACCAACAGAGTGGGCCAAATAGAGGCACGCTTAACGCAGCAGTTGTGAAGACCTGGACTGAAAATTATTTGAAGGGGAAAGTGGCGACACCAACACAAGATAATTTGATTATAACATTTAATACAGTTGTGGCTGAAATAAGAGGCGATGGAATGTTCGTAACATATCGTTTTGAGCCAAATGGTCCAATTAACAAAATTTTCTTCACTGGATTTATGATAAATATTTAATAATAAAATACGATGGCAAATAAAGTTCTCACTGCACCTTTGGCTATTATAAAAGTCAATGGGGTTGCAATAGGAAAAATGCGAAATATTCGTTGTACGGAAACTTTTCGTAGAGGAAGAGTGGCAGGGTTGGGCGAACTCACACCTCAAGAGCTTCCCGCTTTGGAATGGTCAGGCACATTGACTTGTGGGTTTTTTCTCATTGATCTTAAACAAGCGACACAAGGAACGATTCCATATTTGGACGGCATTCATTCTCCTACCGTCGCTGACCTTCAAAAGTGGATTGATGGGATACTTCTTCAGGAAAATGGAGTTGATGTGGATATATATAAGAAAGTTTCCGCAGGCAATACAGATCCAGCGACAGGATTAATAAATCGCGGAACTGATGATCTCCTGGGGACAGTTTCCGGGTGTTTTTTGGATAGGTCTGGTTTTGACATTACAGAGGGAGCAATTTCAGGGCATGATCTTGATTTTCAGTATATGAAGCCATTAATTCATCCACTTTGATAATGATTTGTGAAAATTAATATAAAAATTGTAATATGAATAGGACTTTAAATTTTGAAGTAAAGGGAAATCAATACACTATTGAATATCCGACAGTTCGTAATTTTATCAATATAGAGACTCAAAAAAGTTTTTTGTCTGGTGGAACATTACAAGGAATGGTTTCATCTAATCTCGTCTCACAGTTTCAGGCGTATCAATTGATTGATTGCATCGCTCATTTGAATGTATTATGTCCTAAATTGGTGAAGGATTGCAAGACGGATTCACTTGAGGATTTGGATCTCTTTGACACAATGGAGCTACTTGAAGTTTATGTAAAAGTTGTTAGAGTTTGGATTGAGGAATGGCGGACAATCCTTAAGAAGAAGATTAATGAAATAAATGGTATTATTGAAGAACCGACTGCTCCTGCAGTTTCAGATGAGGAGAAATAATATGAAGGATTATGCAAATGAATTATGGAAAAAATCCTTCTCAAGATGAACTACGAGACTTCGTATTCAGGTGGAATAGCCTATATCCTATTGACAGGGTTTGGAGATTGAAACATAGAGTTGCATTTAATTCTTTGCAACATCAAGAAATGACTTTTATTGATATGTTCTACGAACTTGCGGAAGATGTTTTATTCTTTCAGTTACAAAATAAATTAAGAGAAGGCAAATACATTCCAGGTATGGGAAATTGGATAAACAAGAGAAGACAAGTTATGACGCAAGAGCAAATAGATGATGCTTTTGAGAATTTAGATATTTCAAAATTTAATAAAAAATGAGTGTTGATCACGATACAAAAGTAACTTTTTCAGGAATTGATAGTTTATCGCCTCTTTATGAGAAACTATCTAAGGCTTCTGAAGACTATTTAAACCGAACAGTTAAATCAACACTTGCAGCATCCAGTTCCTATAAGGATTTTCAGCGCACATTAGAAAATCAAATTAAGATTCAAGAGCGTGAAAAGCAAATACAAGAAGCATTAATAGAAACAAGAGCAAAAGAGAAACTTTTACATAGTCTTGAGACCATTCAAGCCAAGAGAGCAGTAGCAGAAGAATATGCTTCAGATTCAGGAAAATATGGTAAAGATCTTGCCGTGAAATCCAGTCGCCAATTAGCTGGAGGAGTTTTTGAAAAAGAAGAAGGAAAAGCAAAAGAACTTTATAATTTAGAGATTCAAGACTTGCGAGAACAAAAAGAATATCGCAAGACAATGTTGCAGGCAGTCAAGAACATGATGTCGCAATCGGAACAATCAGCGAAGGAACAATATAATAAAGCTACAAAGGAGGATAAGCAGCGGATAAAGGAAGAACAAATTTCTTCAGACCCAATGTCTTACAAGAGTTCCGAGGAATATATGCGGGCTGCTAAGATGAAAGAAATGGCGGAAGGAGAGAAGACAGAAAAAGAACAAGAGGAAAGTAAGAAAGGAATGGGGGTTGCAGCAGGAGCATTTATAGGAACAATGGC